GTTCGGCCATGTCCTCGGCCGGCTGCCCGCTGGTCTCTGCGTAGAGGTCGGCCATCGCGGCGTCGAACTCCTCCATATCAGCGGCAATATCGCGAAGGTAGTGGCGATTGCCGGCAAGCCAGGTCCAGCAGTTGTGGATCATGAGAAACGCGCTGCTGGCCACCTCACGCTTTTTACCGGCGAGGAAGACGATTGAAGCAGCGCTGGCCGCCATGCCGAGCACCTTGGTGGTGACCTGGTGGCTGTGCTCCTGGAGGCGGTGGTAAATGGCGATGCCTTCGAACATATCGCCACCCGGTGAGTTGATGTAGACGGTGACATCACGCTCGCCTATCGCCCGCAGCGCGGCATCGATCCGTTTCAGCGTAACGCCCTCGCCGTACCAGTCCTCCCCGATCACGCCGTAAACCGTGATGGTATCCGAGGTGTTCTCGACGGCCGCCTGAATCGCGGGGTTCCACTTGTCGAGCGCGCGCGGGCTCATCTCGCTGCGCAGGCCGCGAGACTGGATCTTGTGTTTCATGGATTGCTCCCGTGATTTACTTTTCTGGCTGGTGCAGCCAGTTCATCAGCGCAGCCCGTGCTGCCTGGCCATCGTCTTGCTTGCCCAGTTGATCAAGAGGTACCAGGTTCGATTGAACCGTCAGCACATCACCGCCAGGCATGTGCGGCATGTTGTCTTTTCGGCGCCCTTCGTTACGGGTGATGAAACCGTTCTGGGCCATCGTGCTGAGGTACGCTGCGCGGCCCGAACTGTCCGCCCGCAGGAATGCTTCGAGCGAGAATTCCGAATAGAAATTGATCCGGTCGACGGCCGTCATACACCACTTGTTCACGCACTGCTCGATCGGCGCCGTGAAGGACATGATGCAGTAGGTAAGGAACGCGATTTGCTGCTGCTCCAGGCCTGTGCCCCAATTGCTCCCCTTGTCGGTTTTCATCACCATCCAGGGCGGCACGCCGAACCAACGACAGATTTCCTCGATGCTGTGGCCTCTCGACTCCAGCAACTGGGCATCGGCAGGATTGATGCCGATCATCTCCGGCTTCACGCCTTGCTCGAGCACCGGGCTCTTGCCGGCATTCAAGGCACCGGAGATCGTCTTGACGTACTCGCGAAACTCAACGCGCTGGGCCGGGTTGAGCGTCTTGTCCACCGAAAACGCGACCGTAGGCATCATGCCGTTTCGGAAAGTACTGTTGGCGGCGTCGTCTGCAGACATCGCCGAACCGAACACATCCGCGCCGTAACGGATGGCGGAGAGGCCAACTCGGCCGTCTAGGGTAAAGGCCGGGATGTGCAGCATGTTCTGTCGCACAATCTCTCGACGTGCACCCTTTCGCGGTCTGAAGAAATACAGCAGCCTGCCGTCATCATCAAACTCGAGGTCGACGCGGGAGGGCATCAGGAAGTCCAGCGCAATGACGCGACCTGCAGATCGGTGGATCTCGCAATAAGCGTTCCCCCACAGCAGCATCGACGCCACGACTGCTTGCCAGAAATGGAAAGCGGCCATGTCCTCGTTTGGACTGGTGTGCACCACGTCGTACAGCGGGAAGTCCCGCGCACTCTCGCGGCTTCCATCTGGCATCCGCTTGTAAATACTCAGCGGCAAGCCGGCCACCGAGGTCGAGATAATGCGGACACAAGCCCATACCGTAGAAAGGCGCATCGCCTTGTCCACGCTGACCGACTTGCCACTACTAGACTGCGCCCCAAGAAATGCGCCCCAGAACCCGCCATCGGATAGCTTGATGCTCTTGCCCAACCATTCGCTCATACTGGCTGTGGGCTTGGTGGCCGCAGCCCCCAATGCCTGGGATAGGGTTTTAATCACTCGTCAGCCCTCGGCGAAGGAACCCGGCGATGGCAAAGAAGCTCACCGACCCCGCCAGCAAGGCCCAGCCGGTACCGGCCAGAACCCATACCCCAGCACATGCCAGGCAGAAAGCGACCAGAGCGCAGGCAATGAAAATGTAAAGTGCGTTCATGCGATCAGTGGGTCCCGAATGCCAGCCATGAAGTTATCCATTCCTCCGCGGCCTTCAGGATTGAGGCTGATCAGAGAAACGGCGTTGAAAGTAGCCATCAGCGGGTCGATCTTTGCCGTGCCGGAGGCCTGCTTTGTGATTAAGAAGGCATTCGCAGAGGGCACCCCTTTGGCATTGCCGCAGGACCAGGCCATGAGCGGCTGACCGCAGTGCAAGAGCGTGCCCTCGGCAAGCTTGCGCTCTGTCGTCTTGATCGCACCTGTGAGTTTCCAGCCTTGGGAAATGCCAACGATCTTGTCTTCCTCGACACCGGCATCAGCCAGGGCATCGAGAACAGAACCAATGCCAGCAGGGTCGAGCCCGACCTTATCCAGCAGGCCGGTCTCATTGATGCGCTTGACGATGGCAGCGAATTGCTCGACGTCATCGCCGATCCGCTTGACTAGGGTCAGATCGCCGGCTGCTTCAAGATCCTTGAGCCGTGGGGCTTCGGACTTACGCCGCTCAAGGACTGAAGGATGTGCCCAGGCATGAGCCCAGTGGAACCAGCGACGGGTTCCTGCCTCCCGGCCGATAACAGCAAGACCCAGCAGGTCATCCAATCCACCACCGTCACCACCGACATCGATGACTTCGCATCGCTCGAGGATTTGCTCCAGGCTGAGCCAAGTGGCCGCCTGTGGCTCCCAGAATTCAGCACCAACCCAGGCGTCCGACATGAGCGCCAAGCCGATCTCGATATTTAGATGCTTGGCAAGGAAGCCGCGCAGTTCCGCCTCGCCGTCGATCTCCGCTTGCATGAACAAACGCTCAAGCGTCGGCCGATCGACCGAGAACCCCATGTTGGGGTTCACCAGGTGGAAGTTCTCCGGCTTGCGGGCCGCGCCGCTGTCGATCATCTCCTTCGAGAATTCGTAAATGATCGGCAGGAAGCGGTTGTCGTTGATACGGCCATCACGCACGCCGCGGGCGTAGTTCAGTTTTGACCGGAATACGCCAGCAGGCGGCTCGTTCGACTGCGTGGTCAGCCAGATGACGAAACCTTCGGGCCTGGAAAGCAAACCACCGGTGGCCTCGCGGATCATGTCCGCAGCCTTGGGGTTCTTACCGAACAGCCAGGCCTCGTCGATTAGTACGCCGACAGCCTTCTTGCCGCCCACCACATCGCTGTCAGCGGCAACGACCTTCAGCGTGGCTCCAGTCTCCCGGTGCGTGATCAAGCGAAGGTGAGGCTGCACGTGTAGCAGGTCTTTCAGTTCCTCATCGTTGTTGACCATGTCCTTGGCCGGCACAAAAGCGTTGTCGGCAATTTCCTTGGTCGGCGCGAGGATGATGAACTCGGCTGACATCCGCCAGTTGCGCACCAGGGCCGTCAGCATGATGGCGGCGGCAATGGTCGACTTACTGTTCTTTTTGGGGATGCATAGCATGAACTCCCGAATCAGGCGCTCACCGGTCTCGCTGTTGTAGCTTCCGAATACAGCCCCAGCGAAAGCCAGCACCCAGGGGGCGCACGCGCTTTCGATAGTTGGGCTGCCCGGCGCATCGACAATGCGAAGGCCCTTGAAGACTTCGAGGCTCTCCTCAGCCTCCTGAGGAAAAAGCGGCTCTGGAATGATTGATTCGCCCGCGGCCAGGCGCCGCCACCAGTCTGGGCAGGCCGTAGTCCAAAGCATGGGTCACCCCTTGACGACAGTGAGGGGCGGCTTGCTCTGGGAATACTTGCCCTTGCCGGCCTCTTTGGCGGCCTCCGCCTTCTGCTCTTTCTTGCCAGCTTCTGCTTTCTTGCCGTGAATGTACGGCACGGCGGTTTGCGCGGCATTGCGGCGATCGAAGACCTTCGCCCGAGGCTCGTTCATTAGCGCGAGCAGCCACACCAGCGGATCATCAGTAGAAGGCAGGCAACTGAGGAACTCCCCGTCGGCCTCGTTGATCTCGACGGGTGCTTCAATGCCATCATCAGCCTTCGCTTTGCCGCGCCGCTTTTTCGGCTCAGGATTAACACTGAGCTCTGCTCTGCGAGCCAAGATTGCCGATGCGATCTTCGGGTCATTGGCCCAACGGGAACCGGCCGCAGCAGCAGTCGAAGGCTTGCTGCCCGCGGCCTCGGCCGCTTCCTTGTTGGACGCACCTCGGGCCTTAGCGTCAACAAACTGTCGCTGTTTGTCTGTTAACACCATTAACAAAAACCTTCAGGGGGGAGAAAAATGTATACGTGGGGTCGGAGGCGGTCTAGCTAGATGAGAATCCCTAGCGTTTGACCCCCTACCCCTTTAGAAGCACGTCATCGACGTGCTCGATGCCGCTCGGATGGATTCCGACGATCCCCGGCTGACTCAGCCCCCAGGCCAGCTGCCTCCTCGGCCTGCTTGACCGAGTCGTGGCAAGGCTTGCAGAGGCTCTGCCAGTTGGCCTGATCCCAGAAGAGAGTCATGTCCCCACGGTGAGCAATGATGTGGTCGACTACCTTTGCAGCGGCAGTGCGGCCATTCCGCTCGCAGAAGACGCAGAGCGGATTGTCGTTGAGGTAGTGCTCGCGGGCCTTCTGCCACCTGTAGTCGTAACCACGCTGGGAGCTGGTCATTCCGCTACGCCAGCTGCAAGGCGCCATCACCTTGACCCTTGAGCCTGCGCTCTCCTTGATGCGGGAGCCGAGCGTCTTGAGCCTTGCCATCAGTCAACCCGAACGATCTTGGCCACGTTGCCCTTGGCCCGGCAAACCAGGATGGCTGCCAGCAGGTAGAACGCAGTGTTGAACCAAGATGCATCAGCCAAGTCATTGTGCAGCACCATGCGGCCGATGAGGCTGACGCTCTGCATGCCGGTAACGGCGCAGGCAGCCCAGGCCAAGAGCGACACACTCAGCTTGTAGCGAGCCTCGGGGTATGGCCGGTAGCGCAGCCCAATCATCACGAAGATGACGGCGCACAATGCGGCTTGGATAACGGCAACCATTCAACCCTCCTTCCTGGCTCGCAGGCGGAAGACCCATTGCAGCCAGGTCGGCATGCGGCCGGTCTGCATCCACTCCAGCAAGCCGGAGAACGTGACCACGCAGAGAACACCGCAGACGAAGGCGCTGAAGCCAGCGGTCTGGGTCCAGGCCCGTCCCATAAGCTCAGCTGCACCGAAGTAGCCACCGATCCAGCCAGCCAGTAGATAGCCGACACGGCGCCAGGTGCTGATGTCCTTGGCGAACACCACGTAGAAGAAAGCCCCACCAAATGCGCCGACCAGCGCGGCGAGATCCAGCTGGGGGAATGCAGCACCCAGGCCGACGCTGGCAAGTACGCCGGTCACTGCGAGGGCGCCGGTACTTGGCTCGGCCATAAGCACTGCTCCATAAAAAAGCCCCGGCATTTGCCAGGGCGTAAAAACAACAAAGCCCCGCAGTGCGGGGCCTTGGTCGAGGTCAAACCTCTTGTCGAGTGGGGATCGTGCCGTTTGCCATCATGCCGCACCAGATGGAGATGATTGGTGTAGCAACGCAGGTGAAGCCATACATCAGGAGCTGTTTGATCATCAGGTTATCCTCAGTTGTGTGTTGCATGATCGCGATAAGTTGTTCTGGTTTGGAGCTGAAGACAGTCAATACGACCGCAAAAATGAACAAAATCGCCAACTGGGAGGCCGTCATGGCCGGATTCGAACCGTTTGATCCCCGGAAACTGGGTGGCAGCCTAAAAGCGCTGCTCGTGCTCAGAGGATACCAGTGTTACAACGCAATTTAAACACTCGCACCAGTAATTTTCGCTCGATTAGCAGCTGTCTGCCTAAGCACCGGCAAGCACATAATGGTTCAAACCCTTCGACTTCCGATGTTTTCTCTGAATCTCGGTGCTGGCCGGCAAATCCGCGTCCAGGGCCCACTTGTAGGCCCCCTGGCTGTGGCTCCTCTACAAACAAAAAGCCCCGCACATTGGCGGGGCTTTTTCAAGATTCTGTTATGAATTCAGATCGAACATTTCAGGCTCGACGAGATGTAACTGTCCAGTGCTCTTGTATCCAAATTTGAGCACGTTCACCTGATCATCTCGAAGCCCGAGAAGCCAGAGCTTCAGTGAGCTCACCTCGGCGCCGACGTTGAATCTAAGGGTGTCGAGCTTGCGACGGTTTTCAGGCTGATTGAAAAAGTTAACCAGACTGTGGCCAGCACATTCATCTGCAACCTTGAAGTACCAGCACGCATCTCCCTGAGCATCTACAAAGCACCCTTCCGGGCTCTCTTCGAGCTCGTAACGCTTAAGGAAATGCACAAGTAGCTCACCAGCCTGGTTGTGGTCCTGCTGGCGGCCCAGCGCAACTACTGGTACAGCCCCGCGAGCAATCGCCGATAATTTATCCTGAAGCGCCAACCGGATTTCTTCGATCTGGTCGCGAGTAAGTTTGTTAGAGAAAAGAGGAAGGCTTTTGGTGACTCCCTCCAGATCCCCATCTTCTAGCAATCCCTCAATCGCCTCAAAAAGCGTCTGAGCTTCTTCATTAATTCCGTGATTCATCTCTTGGCACTCGATCCATTGAGCCCAGAGGATGATCTGTCTAAACCAAAAATGCAAAAACCCCGACACAATGCCCGGGGTTTCTCTGTGTCGCGTTGCTTGCAAGCTGGACACGCTGCTATGAAAACAGGTGTTTATCCGCGCGGAAAGCTTTTTATGCAGCCTCGCGAAATTGCTCCAGTGCGCAATCGATCCAGGCCACTCCAGTGTTGATCAGTTCGCGAGCCTTGGCTTCGCTCATCTTGTGCTCGCGGGCAATCCGCAGCGCCGGCCACTTTGCACCGAAGTAAAGCCACACAAAACCGCCCATCTGCGGATTCCGCTTGTTCAGCCTGGCTACGGCGCCGTCCACCACAAGTGCTAGGTCGTCCGTGATCACATATTCCTTAAGCCCTCCTTCAGCTGGAGCGTGCTCCTTCATAAGCGCATACAGCGGGCACACGTACCGAGGCACGCCCATGCCTTCCATGCGCCACCACCCCCATTGCTCGAGCATGTACGCGGTGTCACCAAGGGCCTTGTCTACGTAGGTTCGTTTTTTCATGTCCTTCCCCCTCAATCCCCGGTGTAGTTGGTGCCGCCAGCGCCGCGCTGGTTGCTTCCCTGATATGAAGCCTCAGGCCCGGATGCCTGGGGGTTCTTCAACTGCTCGATCTGCCGTGTCGCGGCCTGCAGCCTCATGCTGAGCTGGGTCACCAGTTCATCCAGAGCCAGGGCCTCGCCAGTTGCAGCCACCACCCAGCCCGAGGCGTTGCAGCGGTCGCATGACAGTTCGTGAAACACACCCTGAGTGACCGCTCTCCCACGGCACAGAGGGCATACAGCAAGATCAATTACGGCCTTCTTGAAAGCCGGGCCGTGGCTTCTTCTCATTGGCGGGAACGCCCCTTCTTGGCTCGAAGCCAAGGCTTGGTCGCGCGGCTAGGCGGCACTACAGCACTGCCAGCCACAATCGGCTTGTCGAATTGCTCAAGGCCAAGCAAGCCCACAGGCCGTGGGCCATCGATCATTTCGTCGCCCAGATCCACGCCAAACCACTCATCAATGATCACCTGCCC